AATCAACTTGTCAGCAAATACTCCTACAGTAGCTATGCCTGAGGATTTGGTTGTACTTAGATTTTTACGTATCCAAAATGGGGATATGTTATATGAAAAAGACGAAACATTTATTAGAGAATTTACTAAAGATCCTGGCGCAACAGCAGGTAAAGGTACAGTACAGTACTATTCATACCAGCGTCCAGGAACACAATATACAACTAGCAATAGGTATACAAATATTATATTTGCACCCACTCCAAGTCTTGACACTACGTGCGAAATAGGGTATACTTATAGAGTACCAGGTTTATCAGCAAGTACGGCAAATACGTATCTTGGTGATAGATGTCAGGATACTTTATTATATGCTTGTCTCATTGAAGCGGCAACATTTATGAAGGATCCTCAACAATTAACAAACTACCAACAATTGTATGAACGATCGGTTCAAACTCTGGGGGTAGAAGAACAAGTGAGAATGAGAAACACCGAACTATATAAAGGTGAGCTTAGAACACTAGGAAGATTAGAAGGAGATAGGTAAATATGGCAGGTATAACATCAGCATTATGTACTAGTTTCAAAGTCGAATTACTCGAAGGGGATCATGATTTCAATAACGGAGCAGACGCATTTAAAGTAGCGTTGTTTAAAGCTAACGCAAGTATTACAGGTACTTACAGTGCTGCAACAACTAACTACTCAGACATGACGGGAAACTCTGATGAACTACCGAACGGTAGTGGTTATACAACTGGGGGATATGCATTAACAAATGTTAATCCAACATCTACAGGTACAACTGCTTTTACCGATTTTAGTGCTAACGCATCATGGTCTTCAGCAACATTTACTACACGTGGTTGTATAATTTACAATACAAGTGATAGTAACTCAGCAGTAGCAGTAATTAATTTTGGAGCAGACTATTCAGTTTCAGGAGGTACATTTGAAATACAATGGCCAACTGCAGACTCAAGTAACGCTATAATACGTATAGCATAAAGGAGTAAACAATGGCATCAACATGGTCTAACGCCGAGTTGAGGTTGATGACTACAGGTGAAAACGATAACACCTGGGGTGATCAAACAAATGATAACTTAAAACGTATTGACGATATGGTTAACGCCTATATCGGCGTGACATTATCTGGAGCAACTAAGACTTTAGATTTTTCAAATGATCCAACTTCTTATACACAAGAAAATGGTCGTTGTAAAGTATTAGATTTTACAGGAAGTCCAGGAGCTACGTGCACAGTTACATTCCCAAATAAAAAAATGTGGTATTATGTTTTAAATAATACTGGGGATGCTAATAGTATTATTTGCACTACAGGATCAGGTACAACTTATACTGTAACTGCAGGTAAAGATGCTATAATTTATAGTACAGGTTCTAATGCTATTTACAATGCTATAAATGATTTACAAGTTAACACAGTTAATGGGGTTGACCCATCAACATTAGCAACAGCAGGCTTTAGCATTGCAATGGCCGTTGCATTATAATATAGGAGGATAGATTGGCACAGAATTTTCGCAGATATAAAGAATCAGCAATAGGAACTTCTGCTACAGATATTCCTAATGGATCTAACTTCGATAGTTATGATACAATTGTAGGCATATCGCTCGCTAACATATTAGGATCTACAATTAATGTAGATGTTTATATAGCAAATGGAGGTACGAATTACTATTTAGTAAAAACAGCTCCCATTCCTAGCGGCGGTGCATTACAGGTATTAGACGGAGGGGCTAAAATAGTAGTAGAGTCGGGCGATCGACTTTATATTAAATCTGATACAGCCAGTTCCGTAGATGCATGGGTTTCAGCAGTCGATGCAATAAGTACATAGGAGTTTATTTTGGGTTACGTAGGAAACAGTCCAGCAGAAAAGTATGCAAGTTTTGCAGTACAGCATTTTACAACAAGTGCTACTACAGGCTATACGCTTGATCATGCTGTAGCAAATGAAAATGATATACGGTTAGTAATAAACAATGTAGTACAACAGCCTGGAGGTTCGTATGCATATACGGCAACAGGAACAACACTTACACTTTCAGCAGCTACGGCGGGT